TGCATCAGTACCAAAAGCATCATAGAGACCTGGTACGTCATGCGGTGAGAAGAGGCTAATCTCTCCATTCTGGATGAAACGTTCGTAGAAAAGTTTTGAAATCTGGATTGAGTAGTCAAGTTTCCTCACTCGGTTGTCTTCTGTACCCTTATTGTTCTTAAGAACTAGGATGTCTTCGATTTCTTGGTGCCAGATTGGGAAGTGTACTGTAGCCGATCCACCGCGAATGCCATTCTGAGTACAACATCTGACAGTGCTTTCAAATTTTTTGAGGAATGGAACAACACCTGTGTGCTGTACTTCTCCCCCTCGGATCTTAGCGTTGATGCCACGGATTCTGCCTGCGTTGATACCGATACCCGCCCTTTGTGCAACATATCTGCCGATAGCCATATCAGAACTAAAGATGCTATCGAGGGTGTCATCAACATCAACAAGAACACAGCTAGCAAATTGTCGAAGTGGAGTTCGCACCCCTGCCATGATAGGTGTGGGAATGTTGATTTTGTGCTTGCTGATTGCGTTGTAGTATCTTCGGACATAATCGAGTCTGGTATCTGTAGGATAATCTTGAAAAATAGTCAATGCAATCATAATATACATGAACTGAGGAGTTTCATATACCTCACCAGTGCTACGATCCTGCACTAGGTATTTATCCACTACTTGCCTTAAACCAGCATATGTAAACAAGAAATCACGATCATGGTCAACAAACGATTCTACCTTCAACAATTCTTCCGAATTATACTTCTCAAAAACTTCCGAGTCATACACGCCATAATCAACCAACTTCCTAATATGATTAGAAAGTTTAGGAAGATCCCTCATACGTCCAAACACTTGTTTACGTGCAGCAAATAAGAGAAGTCTTGCCGCTACAAATTGATAATTAGGATGATCAAGATCAATCAAATCAGAAGCAGAGCGAATTAAAATTTCTTGAATTTCTTCAGTGCTAATACCATCATAAAATTGAATACCAGACTGAATCTCAACTTGACTAGCAGAGACCCCTGCAAGGTCATTACATGCCTCTTCAACCATGATATGCATCTTGTTTAGGTCAATTGGTTCAATTCGACCAGAGCGTTTGACTACCTTAATACCGTTGCTCATATTCTCTTCCAATTTGTGAATTTTAATTTAGCTTCTAAGCCTTTGTATATGTTTGATTCTACCAGAGACTGCACGTCAAGTCCAGCAAGAACCATATCATTAATATCCTTCTCACCAATAGTTGTTGGCCAAATAACTACCCTTTCACCGTTGTTGATGTTACGTTCGATCCTGGATAGGATTTCTCTATTGCGTGGTTCGTTATCATAGATCCACACAGGATCACTGATCCCCCAACGACTAACATCAGCATCAGCTCCGCACATAGCAATCGCATTGCGAATGAACGAACTGTCAAACGGTCCTTCTGTAACGTAGACTGGAGCATCTCTTCTGATGTTATCGAGTCCATAGATTTTGGGTGCATTTTCATCCAACATAATGGTTATATATTTAATCTTGCTCGGACCAAGTGCTCTGCCTTGATATCCAACAAGATTGTTCTCATACATGATAGGGATAATTATCCTAGGTTCATCATATGAAACGTTGTCAAAAGTCTGAATTAAAGTGTTAGTCCAAACTTTAAATTTATCAGTATAATAAAATTTATCAGATTCAATCTTTCTAGATTCCAAATATTTTTTTGCATCAGGATTTGCTGATGCTTTAGGCAAGTTAACACCAACCTTCTTTTTGAATACTGGTTTTTTAAAATCAAATTTAGGTTCCTTTATAACAGAACCACGTTTACCTGTATGACCTTCTTTAAATTTTTCAAGAGCATACTCTTTTTGTAGTGACTGATCTACTTTTTTTAAAAAATTATTAAAAGAGAGACTAACACCACAGTTGTGACACTTATAATTGGTATTATTCTTAACAGCATACAAATACCCTCTTGCTTTATTTCTACTCTTCTCAGAATCTCCACAAAGAGGACATCTGAAATTGTAAAGATTGGGTTTTACTCTTTTAAATTTTGGCAGTCTGTTGGATAGCAGATTAATATATCTGGCGTCAACAAAATCCATAACAAGAAGTTCTTAGGTTTTTATACTAGCATTCCCAGAAACGACTGTCAACATCAATATCCCACAAACAGACAGTCATCATACTTGTCCACATGTAAACAGAGTTAGAAAGTTTTTGAAGGTAGTATAGAGAATCTTTATGTCGTTCCATGGTTTACTTGCAAACCATGTTTATTTATTTTCTAGATTGGATTGGTACTTGAGAAGATACGTTCAAGATAGGTGGAACCACTTGCAACACTGTCACAAGAGTCGTCAAGACGGCAGTGGTAGCAATAACAAATTTAGTATTATTGTCTACCTTTTTCTGAATCTTGCTGATCCTATTTTGAACCACTTCATGATCCTTATCATGTCTTTCCTTCATCTCCTCAAGCATACCGATGATAAGTTTATCGGCACGTTCAGATTCATCCAAACGATTCTCATGGCGCTCCAAGATCACAGCAACTCTGTTACTGTTCTCTGAGATTGTTCCAACTGCTCTTTCGAGCTTATCAAGCATCTCTTTCGAGAGGTCTTCATAAATATCGAGTTTTGATTCTAATACTGCTAATCTACCAAGACCGAATGCCATTGATTACATCCAATTTTTTCTAGTATTTCTTTGATATATGTATCTTTTTTTCTTTCTTGCCTTTACTGGAGGATCATCACCTGCTTGAGAAGATCCAGCGATTTGACCATTCCCCATTGCCATGGTAGGAGCACCCTCTTCTTTAAGCGTTCTTATTATAGTAATAACTTTATCAAGAGGATTCATTTTTGTAGACCTTCCGTAACTCTGCTAGACAATCAATATCAATTTTTATATCATGCATATATGTTTTTGGATATTCGGGGAGTCTATTCAAAAAAACTACAAATGTCTTCATGACATCCCACAAATCCCTTTCAATTTTATAAAAAAGCATTGGCGTTGCTGCCTCACCAAAAATATTATAAAGAACTATAAAATGGTTTATCAACAAGTGAGTCTTTAATTGACCCGTATTTCGATATCGTTTTAATAATCTTTTAATATATTTAAAATGATTCAGATCTTTGTCAAAATCGTCTTTTGTTACCGCTTGAGGATTCTCGTAATTCTTTATTGCAAAAAGAAGGAAGTTATCCTCATTCAACTCATTAAAATGCATAACCTAATTCATCAAATCAATCTAGTGGGTTGGAATCATAAACAGGAGAGTTACCAGTTGTAATGCCTGACATTGCAACAAGAACTTCTTTTTTGACTCTTAATGTTCCATGCTGATCAAGATAAGTTGTAACACCAACCCAACCACCATGATCTAGTGCATATTGTGTTGTTGTAGTTCCTTCAACACCACCTTCTGCAACACCATACATGACCTTATCTGTTACACCGAAAGATGCTTCACTAAAAGTAGAATCTCCAACAGAGTAAGTAGGACACTGAGAAACATTAAATGATGTCTCAGCAATCGCAACTCCAGAAAGTCCAGAAGTAGATGCAATTGAGCATTGAATGGTGCTTGCAATGCTGACAATAACAGCATCCCCCATGTATGTACCACTGCGGTCGCCAAAGCGAATCACATCACCTTCCTGGGCGCTACCTGCAGCACCAAAAGCGGTGCCAGATCCTGTGCAAATGCCAGTGTTGTAATTGAGACTAATCAAACCTGCAGAGGTTACGTTATCACTATTTCCCCAGAGTGCCATGTCTTACTGTCCGTAAAATTCAGTTACCTTTTTTTATTTATAAAAACAATCCCGTACAAAGGGAGAGAAATTCTCCCTTTAAGATCATTCAGCGGGATCTTGATCCCTCGATTTAATCGCTGATGTAACAACTTCTAATAGTTGATCATCCATATCAGTTTTGGTAAGCTTAACTGCTTTACCAAGAATAATTAAACAAATATCCACAAGTTTTTCACCAAGTTCCTCATTTTCTGGAATCTTAGAAACTGCATCCGTAATAATTTTAGATGCTAATGGAAGGAGAAATGCTAACATAATTTACCTCAGTCTTCTATACATTATATATAGCAGACTTTAGATTCAGTTAATTAATCAGATTCACCAGCCCTTGGTCTATATGGATTTGGTTTAGGTGCTCTATTCTTAGCAAGTCTTGCTTTGATCTTATCTACAGGAGTTTGTCCTTGATAACCTTTAGCACCCTTCTTTTTAGTCTGACCTTGGGGTTGGATCCCCTTCCCTCTAGATGACATCAGACCCTGCCCAGCAAGGCTCTTACGAACCTTTGACATAGCAGATCCAGGTTTGATAGTACCACCCCTTTCAGATGGTCTACCAGTCTGAGGATCCTTACCAGTCTCTTTAGCGTAACGTGTACGCTCATCAAGTTCAGTATCTTCACCAACCTCTTGTTTAATCTCACGCTTTAATGCTGCTCGATCAGCAGCATCCTTCTTCTTCTTATTGATAGCAGCGGTTTGATCCAACGATAACTGGTTTCTAGCATTTTGTGCTTGAACCCTTTCAGTGTCCTGCTGTTTTGCTGAAAGAGTAGAAGTGGAATCTACTGCTTCAGCATTAATCTTTTTTGCAGAATCACTCTCCTTCATGTGATCAGCAGCCTTATACACAGGTTGTCCCTTCTTATTCTTGAGACCTTTTAAGTAGTTCTGATATGCTTTAGTATTACCCTTCTTATCAGCATTATTAACAGTCATGCGGGTATCTTTTGGTTCTGCCTTTTTATCAGGAGTACCACCATATACTGCCTCATCAACCTCTTCAATACCTAGAACTTCACCACCAAGTTTACCAATACCCTCTTTGAGTTCTGGATTAATATTGATTACATTGTTTACTTTCGCACCTTCCTTAACTTTTTTTTCTTTATTTTGTCCAACAACTTCAACCATAGTATCTTCAGAAAGACCAAGTTCAGACTTCCAATTAGAAAATGACTCTTGGGTTTTTTCTTTCTTATTCTTCTTTTTCATTGATGCTTTAATCGCCTTATCTTTGACGCCAGCGTATTCATGCTTATCTGGTTCCTTAGTTCCGTCACCATCAAGATCACCTTTAGTGTTCTTATTCTCTCCTGGTTTTAACTTATACTTACCTTCATAAGGTTCACCATGAGAAGTTGGAGTAACTGATTGAATCTGTGGATTATCACGAAGTTCTTTCGTTTTCGTGCGGTTGGCAAAACGAACATAACCTTTTTGATCGCCATATCCCTTTTTAGGGGTAACGCGAACCATGTCCTTATCACCCTTTCTTACTTCATCAATACTATTACCTTCATTTTCTACTTCTTCTTTTTTATCTCCACCACTAAAAAGCATAGATTTTGCCGCATCCTTCACAGGCGCAGAAGCACTAGAGTTTGACAATGCCTGACTAAATGCCCTCTCAAGAGGAATACCTTCTCGTCTTGCCTTATATCTTGTATCGTAAGCAAGTTGTCTAGCTGCTTTCTTTATGCCCTCTTCTCCGCCACCAGATTCCTTCTTAGCATCGTCTGCCGATGCACTAGGAGAAGGAGATGATTTGTCCAATTGAGGTTTAATTTTTGCGTCCATCTCCACCAAATAAACCTGGTGCAGATCAGAGACAACATGCTTAAGGTTTGCCATTACTCTAGTACTTCTTTTTTGCCTTGTATTTATTTATGAAATTTTGTATTTTCTTTGTTCCAGTTAACTTCATAACATATTCTCTATGGGCATCAGTCCCAATCAATCTTTGATCTGCAGGCACACCAGATTGATCTGTCCACTCCCGAAGATCTCGAATCCAAGATTTAAACATCTCATCATCTTCAGTAACACAAATCAAATAGTTGGTTCCTCTACGAACAATTTTACCAATCTGACTTGTTTTTATATTTTCAACGTAAGTTCCTTCACAGAATATCTTACCTTGAATATATTTTTCTCTCAATTTTTTTTCATCAGACCTACTGATAGACTCAGTTTCAGTAGTTACGCTATTTTTGGTTTTAGGGCGTCTGGTCTGAGTTGAAACAGGTCTTTGATTTGCAAGTGTCCTCTTTTGTGGAGGATCTTGATCACCAAGAACTTGATTCTGATTATAAAATTTTAACCTACCACCAACATTCTTGGCAGTAAATTCTCCAGTTTTTTTATCATGATATCCACCATGACCATCAGGTACTAAACCAAGTCTCCTGCCCGTCACAGAGGCAAGAGAATTAGACTCTTTCATGAATTGTGAAAAGTCCTTCATAGGTGTTACGATATACAAATATTTATAAGTTTTCTCAATCAAGTAAGACGAGATAAGTCTTCCTGAAGTTTCATATTTACATAGTCATCAATAGATTTGAATCTAAGTTTTCTCAAAACTTTTGTAACCAACTCTTTTTCCAATGGAATATTAAGTCGAGTCTGATAATTTGGTTTACTCATGACTATAAAATTGCTGTTCCACTATATTTAGTACTGTCAAGATAATCTATACATACAACTGCTCTAGGTATACTCATCATATTCTCAACTCTATGTTCTGTCTCAGGATGAAAAATATAAAACTCTCTATCTTTAAACTCTCTCTCAGTAATATTTCCTTGCTTATCCCTCAACTGTATAATTGATTTTTGATCTCCACATTCCAAACCCCACATAATTCTGTGCAACTTCACTCCTGGAATATAATCAGTATCAATATGCCATTCCAAGGATTGCATAGGATCTAAAACATTAATAGCACATACTGAAGTCATACCAATTTGTGATAACACTTTAGTAAGGACTGGCAATAATTGAGTATTCAAATAATATAAATTGTCTTCAGCAAAAAGTGGAGCGATATGCCATCCAGACTTACCCTCCACTCTAGGTTTACCAGAGAAGTAACTTTCATATCCTATAGGATATCCCCTCCCAGTATCTTTTATATGGTTTTTCTGCTCTTCAATAAAATCTCTAAACTCAAGACTATTAAAATTATTTCTATATTCAGTTTGAATACTATCAAAATATGTATTCAACAAAATAAGTTTATTGGAAATATTTTGATAGTCAATGAACATTAGACATCTCCTTGCTCACGATTCTCGGAACGATCAATACTAAAAGAACCTTCAGGATAACGAGAACTAAGTTTATCAAAATTCATTTGAATAACTTCATCAATGCTAATATCAAGAGCCATACATGCTTGAGCAAGATACCACATAATGTCACCAAGTTCACGCTTCATATGAAAGATATTTTCTTCAGTGTATGGTTTTCCCTGGAAGACAATTTTCTTTACAACCTCGGTAAACTCACCCGCTTCTGCAGAGAGTCCAAATGCTGCTGTCATCATCTGAGTAACGTTAGCACCAGTTGCTTCAAGTTCACTTAAACGAGAAGCGAGAGCATGATAATCTAAACTAGGAGCACTAGTAGTCTCCTTTACAAAGTCAACGTACTTTTGAGTATCAATGTTAGACATAGTTTAAAAATTGTTTTTAATATTTTACTTTAGATTAATACAATTGTCTACTTACCTTTGGAATCATGTTCCGCTTTACCTCTGGTATTGCCGTAGTAAATAACTTCTAATGGTTCATCGTCGGGTGCTTTGAACTTTCTCCATGGATCAACAATAACACTACCGAATGGGAAATCGCAATATACTTCATCACCAGTGTTTTGATCTTCCCAATACCTATAAGTAGTACTCACACTATGAGCAAGCAAAAAGATTGCTGGACCACTCCATTTATCTCCAGTATAGGGATCAACATATCTAACTCTTTCTCCAAGTTGTTCAATATAATGACCAACTAAAAGACTATAACTACCATCAATGTAAGATACTTTTGGTTTATATGCCTTACCATGAATAACAATAGGAGTTCTACAAGTATTAGAAAGTTTAACTAAAAACTCAGCAAGATTTTTTGCTTGCTGCTCCCTAGATCTCATTACAGATTCAAAGATATCGTAACCAAGATCAAGTTTCTGAGACAAATATCTGAGGGCAATATTATCTCTAGGATGACAAGCACCACCATCACCCATCCCTGCCTTCATATATGCTGGACTTATGATTCTAGTAGAAGCACTAGTTAAAGCATCTGTAACAATATCAACATCAATATTACCCTGCCTCTCTGCAACATCTTGTATCATATTAACAAAAGATATCTTTGTGCTTATAAAAGTATTATAAAAAACTTTTATGCATTCTACTTCTTCATATGTTCCAAGAACCCACTTACTCAAAAAATGAGGATCTTTTTCACTTTTATTAACACCAGGTTTAATAATGTCAGTACAACTCAAATAAAATTTAATTAAGGTCCTAAGTTCTGGACTGCCTAAAGTGAGACCATTCTCAGTTCCTACCATAATCATTTCAGGATTCTTAAAATCCTCTTTAACAGTACCCATGGCGATAAGATATGGGTTATAAACAAGAGAACAATTTTTAACCAAAGGCAATAATTGTTCTCTCACAGTTCCAGGAAGAACTGTAGAAATAAGAACTATCTGTTGATGTGAAGATGCATACTGATCAATTTCTGATAGGACTTTCTTTACAATACTATAATCAAAATCTTTTGGTTCTAAATGCATAGAGGGGGAACTACCTCCATACTCGTCTTCATGTGGGGTAGGGACTGCAACAAATACTATTGACGATTTTTGTACAACAGTTTTAATACTTTTGTAATACTTCCTAGATCCACCACCTTCAGTTTTTCCCGAGGATATATTTTTTCCACCAGCAATATCATAAGCAAAAACTTCATGTCCAGCATCAGCAAATACTTCAGAAACAGGACCACCCAATTTACCTGTACCAATAATTCCTACTTTCATCCTCTCTCCAAATCTAAAGTTACGAAGTGAAATCCACCACTTAAAGTTCTTTGGTGCCTCATAGGAAGCATAGCACATTCTATGCCATAAGTTTCCAAAATTTGTCTGGTTGGATGTTGATTTTCTTCAAGAGCAACCAGATCTGGTGATATGCTGAACAAATTCATATTACACCACTCTGATGCATTATTATATCCTGGATAATAACCTATGTCAATTGGATCTGGTGCTCTAATCATTGTCCAAGTATTAAATGGATACGGCAAATCATTCCGACTCTTCACTCTATTGGGATTGACCATTAGCAATCCTTCCCTAAGAAATGTCACAGTTGTGTCAATATGGACATAGGTGTATATATCTTTAACTACACGAACTGTTGCGCGAGTGCCCAGCATGTCTTGCAGAAGAGTTGCACCCTGCCTATTACCACTATTAGATATCAAATACAATATCTCATCATTGGCACGAATGCAATTTGCAGCATCAAACGCGGGTGTTAACTCGGTCAGTGCCAATACAGAGGGATCACCAACACAGTCTTCATTGTAAAGTCCATCGTGATATGAGCAAGGTACTTCACAAACTGAGTCAATGTGATGTCCAAAAGATCTCCAATTACCAGATCTAGATCTAAGTGGTTGTGGAGTTGCTAGAGCAAAGTCACCATGAACAAAAACACTATCTCTAGGGCAGTAATTATAATAAGTTGTAACTTCTCTTTTTGGTCTCAAAACCTCAACATTTTCTTCCCTCAAAAAATCACAAAAGGTTTCCAAATCCTCATTTGCTTCATCAATAACTTTTTGTGGGTATGGTCCAACTTTTACAGAAGATACATCTTGGTCACCAGCATAATTTATGGTCCTAAGACTTTTATCCATCTCAGGAATAATTGCGTGATCGGCAACACCAACGATTACCTTTTTTAATCTATCCCATTCATTAGTAGCATTCATATCAACCGCTCGTGCTAATTATCATTTTGTTATCGTTTGGTTTACCATAGGTAAAAAATTCATCCAATGTAAATGTCAAATGTTTTTTCATCCACCAATAGTAATAAGCGTACTTAGATTTTTGATGATGTGGTCTAGTGATATTAATACCATACTCAGTGCTTGGAGAATCAACGTTTGTAGTAATTAAAGGTATACAATAAGTTCTGCCAGTATGTGCAATAAAATAATCTACTGTTGTGCCATAATTTTTAAATTTTTTAGAACCCAAAACTTTATTAAAACAATACTTATCACCTGAGGTATGAAGTTCTAATATCTTTTCAGCATAGTCTCTAGTCAACAAAACTGGACCAAAGTAAGTATGCCTAAGTTTAGGATGCAAAAAGAATGCCAAAAACTCATCAGATTCATATCCCAGTTGAATACAGTCCCAATCGTAAGGAACACGATTCATTAAATATTCCCAATCAAAATTCCAATATTGGAATAAAGTCAGATCATAATCATCTTCCATCAATAAAAGATATTCTTCAGTTGTATTAGTAACCCATTCTTTAATAGTTTCAAGATGGGTTAAAGAATTGCCTAAAGCATATGATGGAATTTTGGGAACAGGACCATCAACATACTCGGAAGCCCACTCACTCATAGTAGACGCAGAGAATTTAGATGCTGATACTCTTTGACAATTTATCTTCATCATATCAAACTGATTCTCCATGTACTGACGACGATCAGTTCTACAGTCCAAATTAATATAACGAACTGTTGGGAATCCCTTCAACTTTTTGGTAAAGTTCATTTAAATACAGCAAATAATTGGGCTGTAGGAATATTTTTTATCATACCAACATCATTTGCTTTACCATAAGTAAGCAATTCATCCATAGTATATCTATTATAATGACCAAGAATTTCCAAACTTTCGTCAGTTCTCCACCACTGATAATATGCTAATCTACATGACTTTGCCAATACATATTTTTTAGTTTTCTTTTTAATAAAATCAGTATGAGTTGGGAACAATGGCATACAATATGTTTTACCACAATGTCCAATAAAATAGTCTACTGTTCCAGATTGACCACCAAAATTTTTATCAGCAATCTTGTTTACCAGTCTATACCTATTACCGACACAGTGAAGTTTTATTAGTTTTTTAACATATCTTCTATTCAGAACTGCCATTCCAAAGTTGTGTCCAGGAATGATTGGATGAAGATAACATGGTATTTGAGTTGTACTTTCAAATCCCATCAAGAAACAATCCCAATCATAAGGAATTTTTTGACGCAACTCATCCCAAGTAAACGGCCAATATTTTATAATCCCAAAGTCAATAGTATCTCTACTAAGAATCAAGGTTTCTTCATTAGTACTTTCATACCAATCTTTTAAAAATTCCAGTACAGATATAGAATATCCAGCAGTTACTACTGGTAGTTTATAATTTTTAGCATCAATTAGTTTACCAACCCATTCCTTTACATTTTCTTTATTATAGTTGGATGTAATAATTCTCTGATGTTCTAACCCTAAACTTGTTAGATTTCTTTTCATATGTTCATTAGTAACTTCAGATTGCTCCGAATTAAAATAATAAACTTTCGGCATTCCTTTTACCGTGTCTTTTAATTCCATAATAATCAATTTCCTCCGTAAGTATATTTATTACCTTCTATAATAATCAAGATATGATTCTCCATACTGATCATACTGCTTACCCGTCAAATCATAAGACCTAAACTTCTGGGGTTTTAATTTCATAGATTCGTGAACTTTACCACCAAAACTAAAAAAGTCATCCAAAGTAAATTTGTTTTTCTCGTGCTGCCACCAATAGTAATAAGTATTCCTAGCAATTATATCACCTTCTTGCCTATAGTATCTTTGAATTATACTATTGTTTTCAAAACTACCAAAATTAGCATTGATGGTAATTAAAGGTAAACAGTATGTTCTGCCACTATGAACCATAAAATAATCCACTGTGCCAGATCCAGCAACATCCGTTTGTCGATTCCAAGCAATATCTGCAACAGTATGAACTAATTTATATTTTTCCCCAACACAATGCAGATCCAACAACTTTTCAACATATTCTCTTTTTAAAAGAACTGGTCCAAAATCATGAGCAGCTTCAATGGGATGGAGATGAAATAAAAGACCATCTGGATTTTCATATCCCATGTGAATGCAATCCCAATCATATGGGATACGTTCCATCATATAGTTCCAATCAAAGTGCCAATATGGAATCAATCCAAGATCATAGTCGTCTTCCATAAGAAGGACATATGGTTCAGTAGTTTCGGAATACCATCGTTTTAAAAAATCAAGATGGGTAATTGCATTTGCTGCAATAGGTACAAGCAGTTTGTAATCTTCACCGTCTGCAATCAAGTGCTTCCATCTAGCATTTTCGGAAGCAAGATATTTTGTTCCAGATACCCTATTATACTTAATCCCATACTTCTTAAATTGACCGACCATCCATTCTTTACGATCAACTCTATTATCAAGATTAAAATAATTGACGGTTGGCATACCGTCTAACTTATTAGTTAAATCCATATTAGTCTTGGCCTCCTCTCATCCATATATACTTTATTTTTAGATGAATCCACATCAAAGTATTGATCCATTTTCCATTCATCATCCCCTTTATTGTAATTAAATAATTCAAAATTAGAATACAAAGGTGCTTTATCCTCCCACCAATAGTCAATACCTTCAGAACACATCTCAGGCAAATATGATGAAGTACTATTTTTTATTAAGGAAAACACAGGAAAGGTATAAGTAATTCCTAAGTCATAAAAAAAGGTATCCATAGATCCATAAGAATCTATAGGTATAGATTTATCTGGAGTATCATAATAAAGTTTAAACTTCTCCTCTATGTAGTGAAAATGTTTAACCTCTTAGCAAAATATCTAGTGATCATAAAACATTGTTGACCCCTATTAGATTTTATCCAAGGATGCATGTGCATCTTCAGAGCCTCTGAACAATACACAAACAATTGTATACAATCCCAATTGTATGGAAGTTGTTGCATGAGAAAAGTCCAGTCAAATTGCCAACGTTTTGCATTTTTAAATGTAACATTTTCATCAGCAACAATACAAATCTCGTCATCAGTATTATCATACCAATCAACAATAGCATCAATAATATTAATTGAATAAGATAGTTCTAAAGGAGTTTGCATTAAACCATCATCAAGAAGCAAATGTTTCCAATCTTTATATTTTTGTGGACTGTACTTATCATAATGCTTCCTATAGTTAGATATTCCCCAAGAAGAAAGTTCTTGCTCTATAGGAGGATTTTCAGAAGATGCCCGATATATTATCGTAGGCATGTCATTCAATTTTGAAGATACACTAAATTCCATATAGTTTAACCTATCTTATCATACTGTGGTAATAACATTTTCATTTTTTTATGAACGGGTTTACCCCAACTCAAAATATCATCTGCAGTGAAATTAGAACTCTGAGTTTCCCACCATTGTTTTGTGCAAGTAGTCGAAAGTATATCATAAATCTTATTGTGATATACTGCAATAACTGGATTATAATCTTCAGTATTTGAATTGCTAGATTGATTATTATCCTGTGCTACTGCCAATTTAGGATCTAGAGTCAATAATGGAATGGTGTAAGATTTTGCAATCTGATAAAGAAGGAAATCATCACTACTATAGGATTCCCTAGGAACTTCCAAATCATGCAAAGATTGATTTGTCCTAATAGTTCCATCAGGATTAACATGAATCTTAATCAACTTCTCAACAAAAAATCTATTTACCATAAAACACGCTGCAGAAGAACTATGCCAGGTTCTAGGATGAAGGTGCATCATCAATTGCCAATCATGACAATAATAAAATTGAACTATATCCCAATTATATGGGAGAGATTTCATAACATCTTCCCAGTTAAAAGGCCAATGTTCAACAAGATCAAAACATAGATCATCCTGAACAACCATACAATATTCTGATATTCCAGAATTATACCACTCAATTAACAGATGCCATTCATTCATAAGAATAGATGCATCAGATGGAGCGAGTAGCATTTGATCTAATCTCTTCCCCCACTGATCAACTTTTTTTGTATCAAACGTTGATGCCGACCAACGTGTGTAGTCTGTAATATCCCACTTTTTAAACTGATTCTCTATATGCTCTTTTCTATCAGTTCTATGATCCAAATTTAAGTAGAATATTGGAGGAAGACCTTTTAACTTATTCATTTAAATACCTCCATGTTGGGAAGATATGGATAAGAATTATAATTTTTGGCAAGAGGGAATGAGTCCTTAACTTGCTCAAAAGTATCAAGACCAATTTCTGCAGTCTCAGGTGTCATGTAGTAGTGATATCCAATTGAACTAATATTTTGTTCTCCCCAAGGAACATATTTCTTTCTTCCATCATATGTCATCATTCTCATCTGTTCAGCAGCATATTTATCATTCGTCAGGATCATTCCACCTCTACCCAAAGAGAGATGCTTCCTATACTGAAAACTCAAACACAAATAAGTTCCAGGTACATAAGAATTTGGTCTCCACAGAACTGCACCATCAATAATATTAGTACCACCAAGATGGTATTGGTCATACCACTTAATATCGGCAAATTTCCAATCAAGACCAAGCTTCATACAGGTCATTGGAATAGAAACATAAGTTCTTTCTGGTACTACTACTTGATCATAACCCTCATACCTAAGGCACAACTCTACAGCATGAGTACAACAATCAACTGCTATACCATACGTTGCACCATAAAAATTTGATATGGTTTCTTCAAATTTTTCTACCGTGTGAAATGGATCACTCACCTTTTGAGTACAATTCATAATCTCCTTGATAAAGTTTGTCAAACTCTTCTCTGTCAGGCTCTATATAATCTTTATATATTTTAGCACATAACGGTCGGTAATTTGGATCAAATTCTTTAGAATTTCTTAAATGAGAAATCAAAAAAGGTTCATATTTTTCCAAGTCTTCTTTACATAAATTTTTTTTAATTAGCAAATTAACCTTTGCCGATAACTTACTATCCAACTTTATCAATTTTAAGTTGGCATTATTATCAGTACATAATTTTAAAAACGATGTTTGTGGTCCAGTATGTTCATCAAATATATATTTTTTATTTTTTACTTGGTCAACGACCCAATCAAAATCTGGTTCAAATCTACACATAAACTCATTAACACCAGAGATCCATCTTTGAACTGGATCCCTAGTTACTGCAAAAAATATATGATCCTTGACCAAATATTTTGCTAACTCATTAGGGGTATATTTACGAGTCATTTTCTCAAGAGAGTAAAACTTTGTCTTTGAATATCTTAGTGCAGTAGAAACTGAGGTACTACCACACTTATCAATATGCATATAGACTAACTTGCTAGTGGGATTCCAATAACAATTTACAAATCCATCATTATGGATATCTTCTTCTGCACATTTCCTCCTAAAGTTATATGTAAAAGAAGAACAATATTCTCCATAGTTGGCAATAATGTCATCGATTACTGCATCTCTTTTTTCCATGTCGATAAAGTTGATGTAATTTGCATAGTATATCTATCTTCAATCCCAAGATTTGCTGCAAGATGACTAGTATCTCCACGCCACCAAAGATAATCACCCTTTGACCATTTTACATAAGGTTCCCTATCTAATTCAAAATAATGCCCAGTCTTCCAGTCTTCTAAGAATATTAGAATCCTACAGATCATATCAACATTAGATTCACCATAAATCTCTCGAAATCTAGGATAAGTATCCTCATGCTCTGGCATGATTGTTCCAGGAGGCATTTTATAAAGAGACAATGAAGTGTCCTGCAAAAAATACCACTTATCTCCAATAGGAATGTACTTGGTCTTAAATCTGCTTACAATATCATGACACCAATCAGGAACACCACGATACTCTTCCCTAAGAAGACCAGTATAATTTACATAATTATGCCCAATATTTTTCCATCGATTTACTATCTCATTACTAGGGAACTGCCTTCTTTCAGGATAGTCAATAGCAGTGAAATCACCGATCAGATCTGCTCCAACGTTCTTCATGTTAATCAAATTTAAAGGTCCCAAACTTTTCTTTTCTATTTTGTTTTTTATCGGAGTTCCCATCATCAAACTCATACTCTCCCCCATTGTTAAGAACATCTTCTTGAGCAGATTGTTCACAATCATACAATCTCATTTTAGCACGATCAATCCCAACAATAAAGCGTTTGTTAACTGTAGGATCATTGTACCTATTCTTCAATTGCTTCACCATAATTTGTCCAAGCCCTTCGAGCTCATCTGTAGAAATAAGGGCAAACATAAGATCAGCAGTAGCAGGGAGACCAAAGGATTCACTAGTATCAGTAATGTCAACGTCAGAGCTACCATAACCAGAACGAGTGGTCTGCGTGGCAGAAACGATAGGGACGTTTGACTCAACAGCCAGTCCTCTAAGTTCTTCAGCAATTGCTTTGATATATGAATATGAATTGACAGTGCTATTTCCGCGATACCTGCTGGAAGCACATATATTAAGGTAATCAATGAAAATAATATCAGGCTTAAATGATTTCTTAAGTGCAAGTTCTGCAAGCAATGCTTCAAAATGTCCACTATGTGCGCTAGCAGTTGGGTATTCCTTAATTATAAGAGATCCCTGAGTTTTTTTTGCAAGATTCTCAACTTTGTTATCAAACATTGACTTAGGGAGTTCAGAAATCTCTTGAATTGGCACATTAAGAAGATTGGCGTCAATGCGCTCAGCAATCTTTTCTTCTGCCATCTCCATAGTAATGTACAATACATTTTTACCAGCAAGAAGACAAGAACCAGCCATATGACACATGAACAAAGACTTGCCAACACCAGTTCCAGCTAGAGCTATATTAAGACTTTTACTAACAAGACCACCTTTAGTAATCTTATTAAAATATTCTAAGTCAAAAGGTATTCTATCGTGCTTCTGGTGATAAAAATCAAATCGGTCATCAGCATTTTCAAAATAATCGTGACCAATATTATTGTCAAATGAAACTGCCAATGCCTGACTAAGTATATTGGGAATTGCATCCCTACTTTTCATCTCATCATTTCCATCAGCAATACTAATAGAATCCATTAATGCCAAATAAATTGCCCTATCCCTACACCATTTTTCTGTAGTGTCAAGTAACCATTGTTGATCAACAGGACTTTCCTCCAAGTTAGTAATCAACATTTGAAGTTGTTTTAAAGTCTCATCATTTAAATCTCTACGATTAGATACTTCAATCAACAATGCCTCTACAGTAATTTGAGAATTATACTGCCCAATAAAAGACGTGATTTCTTCATATGTAATTTTTTGTGTGGGTTCCTGAAAGTATTCTTCCTTAATAAAAGGAATCACCTTTCTAGAGAACTCTTCATTAAACAGAAGATTTTTTAAAATTGTGGTCTCAATGTTGTCCATAATGTGTGTTGGTTAATCTTCTCAAGTTCCATAACTAAATTCTTCACGAGCAATCTCGTCAAGTTTTTCCATAACTTCAGAAGTAAAGTAAACCTCTGGGTCTTTAAGAATCGCCTTAGCGTATACCTTTTTGGTTTCTCCCCCAACCATCATTTCATATCGACCAGCAACGTTTTTCCAAAGTCCGCCAATCTCACCGAGTTCAAGAAGACCATAATATCGATCAAGACCACGCTCATCATAATAAAGACGTATTTCAACTGTCTTATTCTCCTTACTTAAACGTGACTTAGCAGTCTTTGCTTTGATAATATTTCCAATGACTTCTGTTCCATCCTTCTCCTTTTTCTTACTAAGATAGATGATAGTAGAAGCAGCATATTTAAGACCAGAACCTCCACCCATCTCTTTAGTGGGAACGTAAGATCCAATAACATCATAAGTGTGATTAGTAACAATCATTGGAATGTTTGCTTGACCAAGTTTTAAGGTCAACATCCTGAATGCACCTTTAATAAGTTGAGATTTGGTCATATCCCGAACTTGCTTTTCATTAAGAGCATCAGTAATCTCTTTCTCAGTGGATAGCATTCCCAAAGAGTCTAACACAAACATACATGGTTTGCGGTCCCCCTCAGGCGTTTTGAGATACATGTCTACTGCCTTGAGTGCCTTGCTACGGAACTCTTCGACCGTTACCACATTCACTACAACAAGACGATTCAAATCGATTCCACGACTCTCTAAGAGCGATTTATTGACAGCTGCCTCAGTATCAAAATACAAGCAATATCCATCAGGATTAGAGTCCAAAAAATTCTTAACCACTGCGAGGCTAAAAAAAGTTTTACCAGTACTAGATTCGCCAGCAATGGCAGTAATCTTATTCCCAGATACACCACCAAATATGCTACCTGATACAACTCCGTTAAAGATGTACGAACCTGTGTCCACGTAAGTTTCGGTTTCGTCGATGTCCGCTGCCAGTTTGGTAAACTCATCTCCAATCTCTTTTACAATATCTTTTAGAAAATCCATAGGTCACTCAAAAATATAATGTGGGTTTTGAGATTTAAACATCTCTACATGTTCTTCAGTTTTAAAGAACTTAAAAAGTGTTGTGTTTGGATGTTCTTTAAGTTGATACTTTACTTTAATCATAGTTACAAAACATTTAATGAAATTTTAGTTGGTCCTGCATTCAAAACTCCTACGGGTATGTAGTCAAAAGATAATACATACCTCTTTATACTTGAGTCTGAATTGGGTCTCACAGAGTGTCTGAGGCTTGATGGAAACAACACCATTATACCACTCTCTACGTCAACTCGGTAGGTGTTTGAGTTTAACTGATTAAATTCAGAATATCGTATTGGAAAGAAAGTTCCAAAGGTATTATTTTTATTAATATCTCCATGAAAATTTATTGGAGCAGAACCTGGTGGAGCATCCAGATAAAGAACACCACTGATCATAGACGATGCGTGAATATGATCTTGAGCATAATCAGATCCAATATTCATAGTTACCCAAGAAGACATGCAGACCAAATCAATGTCATCTTTTATTTTTAAAATTTCTTTTGCAAAATAATTTACATGGTAATCAATGGCACCAAAAAGATCATTATACTTATCATCTTTATGAAGATCTAACTTTTTAGTTATCCATCCATTATCTAGAGGCGTTCTTATATATTCCTCACCCTTTAAATTGTCAATACAATCTTCAGTAAAATCGTTGATTATATTGTTCTTATAAACTGTTGTGGGGAATAATGTAACGATCTCCATTACAGTACAAATCCAAATTTTTCACGAAGAACTTTTTTATAAGCACCGTCAGGATTTTCCTCACGGATTTCTTTTACAGTTTTCAATTTTTGATAGAGAGAAGTATCTCCACCAAGACGAAGAGCACTGACAATAGTGTCAAGTTCTTTGTCGGT